AGTGGCTTATAGTGCCTCTGGTACTACACTGACGATGACAGGCAACGTAGCAAGCTCAGATGACTTCTATGTGGTGTATCAGGGCAAAGCGGTGGGTACTATCGTGCCGCCAGATGGTTCTGTGACATCAGCCAAGATTGCAGATGGCTCAGTAAGCACAGCTAAGATTGCAGACGATGCTGTGACTAATGCTAAGATTGACACGGTGGCGGCAAGCAAACTAACAGGTGCGCTTCCAGCTATTGATGGTTCTGCTCTTACAGGGATTATTACTGAGGGGACTTGGACACCGATACTTTCATTTACAAGCAGTAACGGTGGTCACACACTATCAGCGGCTGTTGGTACATATCAGAAAATAGGTTCATTTGTGTACTTCAATTTCTTTTTAATAATTGGCTCTAAAGGGTCTGCGTCAGGAGACTGTAGAGTAGGTCTGGCTAACTTAAGTTTCACACCAAGAAACACCAGTAGTCTATATCAAATTATAAACGTGGGCTTTAACGGAACTGTTAATGGTCAAGACTTTGAAGGTGAGCGTCCGTATTGGGCACAAGTAGAGCCTAATGACGCTACTTTAAGGATGTTTGCAATGAATGGTAATGGTGGAATAAGCCAACTAAACGCCGTTGATGTACAGAACAACACATCCATTCGTGGCTCTGGCATGATGGCAATATAGGAGACAGGCATGGCATTAAGTAAAATACTCCCTGCCTCGCAGGAGCAATATGTAGGTGCGAGAAACCTCATCATCAACGGAAATATGGCTATTGCACAGCGTGGCACGTCAGTCACAGGAGTTTCGGGTGGCGGGTATGAAACCGTTGACAGATTCAGAACTGCATATAATGGCACACCTGACGAATTACGGGTTACACATGAACAAGTTACGGATGCACCAGACGGATTTTCAAATTCGTTTAAGCTAACGGTAACTACTGAAGAAGGTACACTTGCTACTGACGAAAGAGTCAGACTGCAACAACGCATTGAAGCATTTAATCTACAGCATTTAGCCTTTGGCACGAGTAGTGCGTCACCTATCACTTTGTCTTTTTACGTTAAGTCTTCTATTGCTGGAACCTACGGCGTTGAGTTGGATATTGCGGATGCAAGTAGGTCAGCGGCACAAAGCTACACAATTTCATCTGCTGACACTTGGGAAAAGAAAACCATGACTTTTGCTGGTGACACAGCGGGTGTTATCAATAATGATAACGGTGAAGGTTTGCAGGTAAGTTGGGTTTTAGCGGCTGGTTCAGACTACACTTCTGGAACATTAGCTACTGCATTTGCTTCAAGAACTGCTGCAAACCTTGCTCCATCAAATCAGGTAAACTTAATTGGAACTGACAACGCCACTTGGCAACTGACTGGCGTACAGCTTGAAGTAGGCGATGTAGCCACGCCGTTTGAACATGAAAGTTTTGCGGCTACTTTGGAGAAATGTCAGCGGTACTTTTATCGCATTGGTGGTAATGAAACGGATGCTCTTGGCTCCAATGTTGGGCGAATAGCAAGCGGCGTTATGTTTGGCCCAACAAACGCACAGATAATTCGACCTAATTTTGTCACAATGCGTGACGCACCTAATGTTACGTTCGATGATGCAGTTGCAAATTATACTGTTATGACGAGCAAAACAACAAATGCAGTTACCTCAATAGTTTCAAACCAATCAACAGCTAGCACAATGTCAGTTTCTATGACTTGTGGCGCAACAAGCAATGATGGCGATGGTGCTGTTTTAAGAAGCACAAGAGCACAGTCAACTGTTTCTGTGGATGCGGAGTTATAAAAATGAATGAAATTACTTTTACAAGTGTTAAGCATATAGCAGATGAAGATGGAAACAACGCAGGGCTAGTTGCTGTTCACGATGGCAAAACAACAGGTGTCTCAATGCGGGTCGGCAATTATATGTATGACGAAATCATGCGTCAGGTGGACGCTGGCGACTTAACAATAGAGGATGCTGACTAATGCCCTATATAGGAAAACAACCTGTCATTGGCGAGTTCGTTGAGCTAGATGCTCTGACTGCCTCTGCCACGGCTGACTATACACTAACCAGAAACGGTGCCGCATATTATCCTGAGACTGTGAACAACCTACTGGTCAGCATTAACGGCGTGATACAGGCTGGCTCTACCATGAGCCTATCAGGTAACACGCTGACTGTTGGTGCCACGCTATCATCATCGGATGTCATAGACTTTGTGCGAGTGTTTGGCAATGTAGGCAATGTGGTTACGCCTACGGATGGTAGTGTGACTGAAGCTAAGATTGGAAGCGGTGCTGTTACATCAGCCAAGCTAGATACCAACATAGCCATCAGCGGCAACCTCGATGTTGGCAGTATTAGAGCAAGCAACGGCACTGCGGCTATGACTATTGATAGCAGTGGGCGTGTGTTACAGCCAGCTAAACCAGCTTTTAGAGGCTCAATAGGAATTGTAGGTAGTACTGATTATACTACGGAAACAGACATAACTGGTTACACAGAAAGTTTTGACATTGGTGATAACTTTAATCCTACAACAGGAATATTTACTGTTCCTTCAGATGGATTATATCAAATAAACTTTTCGATATCCGCTGGCTCTGCGCAATCAACAACTAACTTGTATGCGAGACTTTATATTGATGGTACCAGACTATTTAAGTCAAGACATGACCCACAAGGTGGGGCTAGTGCTACCTTAAATTATTCCTCGGTTCTCAATTTAACAAGTGGTAATGAGTTAAAAGTTTCATTTCAATCTGACACAGACAATACGGTGACCATAGATGGTATAGACTTCAGCGGTTACTTAGTAGGATAGGAGACAGACATGGCTTTAACAAAACTAAACTCTGCTGGTCTACCTGCTGGCTCTGTGTTGCAAGTAGTACAGGCAACATCAACTGATACAACTGTTGTTACAAATGCTAACACTTATAACGCTGTCGCCGCACCTGTAACCATTACCCCCGCTAGTACATCAAACAAAATAATGATAAGCCATTCTGCTGGCGGCATGGTTCAGGGGGATACTGGCGGTATTTACTTTAGATTAAAAAGAGGAAGTACAGTTATTTGGAGTGCAATTCGTTATGGGTATAGCAATGTTGCTGACTGGTCGCCATGCCCGTGGAGTATTGAATATGTAGACACACCAGCCACGACATCAGCAATTACTTATACTTTAGAAATTGCTTCTGAAAAGGGTAGTGTTAGCTTGCGACATAATACTGGTGGTAGTGGCTTAACTTCCACTGCTGTAACCATTGCAAAAGAAATAGCAGGCTGATGAAGATGTCTATAGAACCAGAACTCAAGGTCCAGATGGAACTTGAAGCTCACGAAAAAGAGTGTGCTGTCAGGTACGAAATGGTACACGGAAAACTAGCCAGTCTTGATAAACGTATGTGGCGACTGGAAGCAATGATAATGGGGTCAACGATTATAGTTGTTGGCCTTGCATCATCCCTCTTGATGAAGATGTAGGAACGTAGAATGATTGCAGAAACACTAGCAGGAATTTCCTTAGTTAAGGCCGCAGTAGACCAAATCAAATCTGTAATCAACACCGCAAATGATGTGGGCGAGATAGCTGGATTTGTTGATAAACTCTTTGAGGGTGAACAGCAAGTCCAGCAAAAGCGTAATAAGAAATCTAATTCTGCTTTCTCCATATCAAGTGTGGCTAAAGAAACCATAGACGCAAAGCTTGCTCAAGAGAAGATGAACGAGATGCGTACTCTCATTGATATGAGGTTTGGACACGGTACGTGGCAGTCTATTGTCACAGAACGTGCTAAAAGAATACAAGAAGCCAAGGAAGCTGCTATAGAAGCACGTAAGGAAAAGGCAAGAAAACAAGAAGATATGATGGATGCTTTAAGTATCTTAGGAATTGTAGTTATGTTTATACTACTCATTGTTCTTGCCTTTATGTATATGATGTATAGTGCAGCACAGGCAATAGGAATAAGGTAATAAGATATGATGGGCATGGTATTACAGGGGCTATTCGGAGTAGCCTCTAGTGCAGTCGAGGGCTTTGTGGAAACAAAGAAAGCCAAGGCTAAACAGAAATTAGTTAAGATTGAAGCTGAAACCTCTATCATGGAGAAGCAGATTGCAGGAGAGATTGATTGGGATGTTGAGGCTGTCAAAGGTTCTAAAGAATCGTGGAAAGACGAGTACCTTACAATTCTGTTCAGTGTTCCACTTTTACTCTGCTTCTTGCCGTGGACTGTCGAGTATGTGGAGAGGGGCTTTCAAGCACTGGCACAGACACCTGACTGGTACAAATATACCCTTGGTGTAATCGTATCAGCTTCGTTTGGTATTAAGGGTGCAACTAAGATGTTTGGTAAGAAGTAATGAAGTATACTTGCAAACACTGTCTGAACACTCAATACATACCAGAGAAGCTAATGCGTGGCTTTGTTAGAATGTTTTGTTACGTCTGTAGCAATGCAATACCTAAACAGGAGAAGTAGTGGAATTAGAAATTATAGCTATCTTCCTACAGATACTAACACTCCTAGCAGTATGTGCAAACACTGCAATTAACATCGTATATCGGATGAAGAAGTAATGTGGAATATGCACAACATAACTACAGAAGAACAAGCGGAGACTAACAGAATGACGCAACTTATAGAACAACTAAAGCGACATGAAGGGCTTAAGCTAGAACCGTACAAATGCACAGCAGGAAAACTTACAATAGGTATTGGAAGAAATCTGGAAGACGTAGGCATCTCAGAGCAGGAAGCAGAGATGCTACTGCTGAACGACATAGAGAGAGCAGGGCGGTTACTGAAGGACAAGTTCCCTTGGACAATGCAGTTAGACGAGGTACGTTTCGCAGCCCTTATCAACTTCACCTTCAACGTAGGAATAGGAACAGTCTCAAAGTTCGTAAACGCAATGGCTCTGCTAAAGGCAGGAAACTTCGATATGGCGGCAGATGAGTTCTTACAGAGTAAGTGGGCTAGTCAGGTTGGACACAGGGCGTTAGAAGTCAGTGAGCAAATCCGTACAGGAGAGTGGCAGTGATAGAAAAACAACAGATGGACTTCCTACACGAAGCGGTTACTAAAGAACTACTGTTACGTGTACAGAGTGGTGAGGCAACGGCTAGCGAACTATCAGTGGCTGTTAAGTTTCTTAAGGACAATGGCGCAAGCCTAGATGTAATTACAGCAGAAAGTCCTATGGCTAACCTACTCAATGACTTACCCTTTGAGGTAGCGGAGAGTATCCAATGACAAACTCAGTTAAGAATACAGCTACTAAGTTAAATGATAATAGTGAGATTACTATTCCTCTTCGTAATTTAGTATCCATGATTGCTGCTGCAAGCATAGCTACTTGGGCCTATTTCGGGCTGACAGAGCGAATATCTTTCTTAGAACACAACCTTGAGTTGACTATGGCAGAAGTAGAAGAGAATGATGAGTGGATTGACCTGTTTAAACCACCGCAGGAAGTACAAGATACTGTTAGAAGAGTACATCAATTAGAAATAGAACTAGCTAAAATTAAATTAATACTAGGAAGGTAGTCAGATGAGAGGACATAACGCTAGTCTAACAGCTAAGATTGTCACGCTACCTGCTGACCAATCTTGGGTAAAGATACTAGATAGTAACGCTAGTCGTATGTATTTATGTATACAGAATGACCACGACAACCATTCTATTACCATAGGGTTTAGTAACGATACTACAGCCCCTACTGCTGGTCTTAGTCTAGACGGTAGTACTACTGTAGGAGATTTAGCAGCTACCTTTCAGTTTAGTGTTGCACCTATTAATGCTGTGTGGGGCAAAGTAAATGACTTACACGCACATACTGTACAAGTGATATATGATGACTAACATTCCAGAGCCGTTACACGACTTTAGAAACTTTACATACTTAGTATGGCAACACTTAGGACTACCTGAACCCACGCCAGTACAGTACGATATAGCACACTACCTACAGAACAGCCCCAAGCGTAGCATTATTGAGGCTTTCCGTGGCGTAGGTAAGTCCTACATCACTGCTGCCTACGTGGTCCACCAGCTACTTCTAAACCCCCAACTAAAGTTTATGGTAGTATCAGCCTCTAAAGCTAGAGCAGATGACTTCTCGACCTTCACACAGCGAATAATCGTAGAACTACCCATATGCCAACACTTAATCGCTAGAGATGGGCAGAGGTGGTCTAAGATTGCCTTTGATGTAGCACCAGCTAAAGCATCTGGTAGCCCCTCTGTAAAGTCTGTAGGTGTTACAGGACAGCTTACAGGTTCACGTGCTGACATTATTATTGCTGATGACGTAGAAGTACCTAATAACTCTATGACACACATGATGCGTGAGAAGCTTGGAGAGACTGTTAAAGAATTTGACGCTGTTCTAAAGCCTGACGGTAAGATTATCTACTTAGGTACACCTCAGAATGAGATGTCCTTATACAATGTACTACTTAACCGTGGATACCAGATGAGAGTGTGGCCCTCACGCTACCCTACTCTAGAACGCTCTGAGAAGGCGTATGGTGGCCGACTTGCTCCTTCCCTGTATGAGACACTACAGAACCAAGGAGAGGCCGTGTACGGGCTTCCTACGGACCCTAAACGCTTTGATGATGAAGATTTGATAGAAAGAGAGCTTAGTTATGGTAGAAGTGGTTTTGCTTTGCAATTTATGCTGGATACTAGTCTCAGTGATGCAAACAAATATCCGCTTAAACTGAGTGACCTCATCATCTACTCCTGTGATAAGGAGACTGCACCTGAGAAGATGGTGTATGGTGTTATGAAACCCATGCACGACATCCCTAATGTAGGGTTGTCAGGAGATAAGTTCTACGCCCCTGAGGACACTATAGGACGCTCTAAGTATACAGGTAGCATACTAGCCATTGACCCCTCTGGTAGAGGCTCAGATGAGACTGCATACGCTGTTGTTAAGATGCTTAATGGTTACTTGTATGTGGTAGACGCTGGTGGTGTAGAGGGTGGGTACACTGATGCTGCACTTCAGCACCTGACAGACCTCGCTAAGATACATCAGGTTAATATGGTACTGATAGAGAGTAACTTTGGTGATGGTATGTTTACTGAGCTACTGAAGCCTCACCTGTTGAAGAGTTACCCTGTGGCTACTGAAGAGGTACGTCACAATACACAGAAGGAATCTCGTATCATTGATACACTAGAGCCTGTAATGAACCAGCACAGGTTGGTTATAGACCCTAAGGTGATACAGAAGGACTATGATAGTGTGCAGGATATGCCCCCTGAGAAGGGTATTAAGTATATGCTGACCTATCAGATGACTAGGATTACTAAGCAGAGAGGAGCACTAGCTCACGATGATAGACTTGATGTACTGGCTATGGCTGTACAGTATTGGGTAGACCAGATGGCTGCTGATGCTGATGTAGAGATAGCAGTACGTAAGGAAGAATTGTTGGATAATGAGTTAGATAAGTTCATGTCACATATGAATGTAGCCTCTGTAAGTAGTAGGCAGGATGGTTGGATAGAAGTCTAAAGTTACATCCTAGAGCTAGGGGGGTTAAAGTACCTATAGTATGTATAGAGTATTATACCCCTCTTAAGCTTGGCTCTAATCGCTGTAAGACATGACTACTTACTCCTCTTTGTGTATTCACCAAGCTAATTTATACAGAAAAATCTGAGGGGGTATATAATAGTAGTAGAACGCACGTACCCCCATAACCCTTTAGTATAGCACGACACTTTCAGCCCTGTCAAGTCAAACATTTGACACTAACAGACACTTGCAGATTCTTTAAGTGTCATCCTTTTGACATGTTAGATTCTTTAAGTGTCTTTAAGTGTGACTTAAATGCTGCACGTGTGACATTTTTATCACACTTTGTCTGTCTCTCTCTATCTGTTTCTTGTATTACTATATAATGTCCTAAAACAATTCCTAACAAATGCACCTGCTATCTATTTATTTTTAACTTTCTTTCTAATGTTTTCAGACACTTACAAACTTAATTAACTTTTTATGCATTTTTTACTTGTTTCTCTTTCTCTTGTTGTGCTATACTGAAAGGGCAAGAGCGACCGACCCGATGTCAAAAGTTTGACACGCAACAGGTATGTCTTGCAGACGAAAGAGAGAGCATAAGCGGTTTGTCCAACCTTGCTAGTCACACAAGAAGAAGAACAAGACAACGTAACTGTAACAGCAGCTTTTCGAGAGGGGAAAGATATGTCCAAAGAATATAACGGTTATCCATCGTGGAACACATGGAATGTTAGCTTATGGCTAAACAACGATGAGACAATCTATAAGTTTTGTAAGGAAGCTTTAAAATTAAAAGGAAGAAGAAAGACTATTGACTTTCTTGTAGAGATGTTTCAAGACTGTAAAACGCCAGATGGCGCAAGATACAATCGTAGGTCTATAACTATAGCACTAGAGGATATGGAATAATGTCTAAACATAACATCCGCAAGATGTACAAGTATGCACTAGCTAACTTGTCACAAGATGAAATAGTACAAGCCTCAGACTGGTATGGTGAAGCACAAAAAGAGGCAAGACAGATAGCAGAAAGACTAGATATGCCTGTTTATATTGTTGTAGGTGTTATGGCTAGCCTTAGTCCTAACAACAAATGGGAAAGAAACTTAGTTGACGCTTATGAGCTATGCAAGGCTTTTCAAGACGGGCAAGGGATGGACACTGTAAAGGTGAGTACCTATCACAAGATGAAGCAAAAAGCATGGGGAATATTAAAAGAGTTTCCAGACTATGAGACAGTGATAGTGCGACTGTCTGGAAAGAAGATTATTAGTTTCTTTCGTAATATTATGGGAGAAGACGATATAACTATTGACGGCCATGCTAGAAACATATACTACAATGAGAGAGTAGGATTGACTCACGCTAAGACTGGTATAGGTATAAAAGAATATGCCAAGCTACAGAAAGAATATTTGACAGTAGCGAAAGAATATGATTTACTAGGAAGACAGATGCAAGCCATCACTTGGGTTGCATGGAAGAAGAAACACAACATATAAGAAAGGGTTTCCAGATGGAAAATGATGTAATAGAGTTAGAATGGGACGAAGAACAACAGCGTTACTTTGAAGTAGAAGAAGAATATCTATTAGAAAACTAGAAAGGACTAGAACTATGAAAACTTATACACTTAAACTATCCAACAAGACACTAGCAACATACGGTATCCGTCCACGTGTAAAGCTAAACAGGTACGGTATCAGCAAGGGTTCTACATTCTTAGGACTACATGTAGGAAAGACAAGTCACTACTTATCAGTGCCTATGTGGGTGAAGCGTAGGTTTGGTGGACAACAGGACATAGTAACAACTGATTGACTATAACAGGGTGCTAGTGTATTCTTCCCGAAGTACTAGCACCCAACACAAGAGAGGATAAGACAATGACAGCCACTAAATACGTAGCACTATTTGTAAGAAGTGATAGCGCATATAAAACTACAACAGCTTGGGATGCATACGATGCAGACCGTAATGCACTAGGATATTCAGACAGTCTGCCAGTGGTATGTCATCCACCATGTAGAGCATGGGGCAAGCTATCTCACATGGCAAATCCAAGAGAGGGTGAAGCAGACCTAGCCTTGTGGTCTATTGATAAGATAAGGCAGAACGGTGGTATATTAGAGCACCCTAACGGTTCAAGGTTATTCGGTAAGCATTTACCAGACGTAGGAGAGACAGACGAATACGGTGGATTTACTATCATGGTAGACCAGTATGACTTCGGGCACGTAGCACATAAGAAGACTAAGCTATACATATGCGGTATTGACAAGTCTGACCTGCCTATGCTACCACCAGAGGACAAGACACTACATTATTGTGAGAAGGGTAAGCTACGCTCTATCTGTGGCAATGTTAAGGGGACTACACGTTGCACTCAGTATCAGCGAGAATATACACCTGACGCACTAATAAAATACTTTGAAACAGTACTAGATATAATCACAAGCAAGAAGGGATAAGACAATGAGTGCAAGCAGGAAAGTATTACACCACCACTTAGACTACATTAACAGTAAAGCTAAGACAGCTTTTGAGCTTAACTTAAACACTCACTATGGGGGCTGGCAACTGACTAGCAACAACGGGTCACACATAGTACAACACAGGATAACATACAAGCAGATGCTAGCGTACCTACAGGGCATCAAGAAGGGATTAGAATTATGGAACTTATAGGATTAGCACTATGTGTAATGGGGATTGCTTTCTGTCTAGTGTTCATGCTAGCCAAGGGACTAGACAAGATAGCAGATATGATAGCTAGAGATTTTAAGGAGAGGTAAGATGAATAAGTACAAAGACGATGAAATTGCAGTGGCTTGCATGAAATCTGTAGGTAATTGGGATATGGATACGCTATTGCAATTTGCATATGATGAGATGTATCATTACTATACAGAGGTAGCAAAGGCAGACAGCCTTGATGCATTTATGGCAGACAATCAAGATAAGGATATATAAGATGCAAGATGATTTGTTTGATGAGTTGATGGTGATACTGACAGACTATTTAACAGAGGAACAGGCAAGCTATTGTGCCAGTCGTATGATAGATTTAATGTCAGACAATGACAACATGCCACACTATGAGGTGACACTTGAGCCAGACTTACAGTTAGTAGTAGACAATGAAGATTACACCAGTTAGTAGAGCAGTGATGCAATCGAGAAGGAGAACCAGCAACATGACACGCAAGACAGAAGAACAAAAGGAACATGATTCATCCTATCGCATGGGGTATTACAGGGGCTATCATGGTTTTAATTATGTCAATCCATACCGTAGTTATGATGAAGTGAACATGCACATTAAATACAAGATGGGATATGTAGAAGGTAAGATGGTGTATCAAAGGGAGAACAAGGAATGACTAGCAAGGTAACTCAGGACATGATTGCTGCCGGATGGACAGCAGTAACATTCAAGCAAGCATACTGTGAGCTACGCATGAGAATAGAGGACTTGCAATGGCAGGAAGAATATGTTAATCCTAATCTATACACGATGTATGAATACTATAATGAACGTATAGCTAACGGTGCTGGTAGTAACATAGCACACTACATAACGAAGGGAGTAAGCAAGTGAGCATGGGGTTCAAGAGATGTGGGTACTGTGGTAAGGGTGAAGCTGAAGCACTCATAGCAGTAGATGGTATGGTAGAATGGTTCTGTCCTGACTGTCTAGCTGAGTGGACTGAGCCAGTACCAGAAGAGTATGAAGTAACAACACCTCACAAGCAGTGGATGCTAGAAACATATGGTGATGAATGAGTGAAGCAGTAACAATGATATGGATAGTCGGTATGGTATTACTATCCCTGTATGGTATGTTGAATGACTATAAAGATATAGCAGTAGCACATACAACTTTAATGTTAGCAGGTGTAGCAGTCATAGGTATTACAGCTATCCTATAGTATATAGTAAAGGGGGTCTTACTCTTGGATGTAACTTTAGAAACAGACGATGACCTATTTGAGCACCAGCTTGAGCTAGAGACAGAGATGCTAACAGGTGGTATCCAACGGTTCAGAAGGGCAAGAGACAGGTCAGTAGACAAGGGCATGGAATCTAACACGTCTCATGGTAGAGCCATAGTATCAAGAGTGGTAGGCACAGTAGCAGAAGGATTAAAAGAGTACCTATCACACCCAAGTAATCCATCAAGGGACATCACCTTCAAGCGTGTGCGAGAGATGGATGCAGAACAAGTAGCCTATCTATCAGTGGTGACACTAGTAGACAGTATCAGTAGAAAGAATACCCTGCTCTATGTAGCCCGTACTATTGGTGCTAACATAGAGATACAGGACAGACTAGACAGGTGGATACACAGCGAGGGAGACATAGCACGTAACACTATCAAGCAAGCAATGAAGAAGGCCTATGGTGCTAGACGCTATGGACTTACTAACAAGATGAACAAGGACGGATACAAGGACACTGAATGGGAGAAGTCAGAGCGTGTGCATGTAGGATTTAAGATGGTAGACATCATCATACAGACTACAGGTATCATCAAGCTAGACACTCAACAGACTGAACGCAAGCGAAGGGCTACCTATGTAGTACCTAGTGAGGAGACAGTCGAGTGGATTGCAGCTTTCAATCAGTACATAGAAACATCAAGGCCACGCTACCTACCCTGTGTGATACCACCCAAGAGGTGGACCAGTATCAAGGGTGGTGGGTATCATGGACATGACATAGATGAACTACCTATAGTGAGGCGCAAATGAGTTTGAAGGTACACTTAAACAGACTATCAGACCAAGACTTAACACAAGAGTATGCCTGTCTCAACACACTACAGGACACTGAATGGCGTATCAATAGCAACGTACTGACAGTACTACGTCAGCTATGGGACAACGGACAGGAGTGGGGTAAGCTACCAGCAAGAGAGGACACACCACTACCAGTCTACCCATTCAGTAAAGACCCGAAGGACATGAACGAAGAGGAGAAGCAGGAGTTTAGAACATGGTCACGTAAGCGTAACAACATCTACTCACAGAACAATCGGACCATCAGTAAGAGGATACAGGTAGAGCGTACACTTAACATAGCTGAACAGTATGCAGGATATGACAGGTTCTATTACGTATGGCAGAATGACTTTCGTTCACGTAAGTATGCAAGCAGTACATTCCTGTCACCTCAATCTGCTGACTGGTCCAAGTCACTACTAGAGTTTGGCTATCCCATGCCTATCAATAATTGGGATGATGCTAGGTGGTTGTGTATTCATGGTGCTAACCTGTATGGTAACGACAAGGTATCACTAAATGACAGAGAGACATGGGCTTGGGACTTTGCAGATGAGGCACAGAGGATTGCTGATAACCCATACGACAATCAAGTATGGCTGGAAGCAGACAAGCCTTATCAATTCTTAGGCTGGTGTTACGAGATGGCAGGGCTGGTCAGACAGGGGTGGGGATTTGAGACACGACTACCCTGTGCTGCCGATGGTTCATGTAATGGACTACAACACCTGTCTGCTATCCTCAAGGACCAAGCAGGTGGGCTAGCTACTAACCTAGTACCTAGTAACCTACCTCAGGACATCTACTGGCAGGTAGCAGAGGCCGCAACAGCCAGCGTTAGGGCAGAGGATACTGAGCTAGCACGTAAATGCCTAGAGTTTGGTATTGATAGGAAGCTAACCAAGCGTCCTGTTATGATTGTACCCTACTCAGGTACGAGACACTCATGCAGAACCTACATACAGGAAGCAATAGGTGATAGGATTAAAGAGGGTGCAATCAATCCCTTTGGTGATGACTTGTTTGAGGTTAGCAATTACTTAGCAGGTCATGTGTGGAACGCTATCAGTGAGGTGATTGTATCAGCACGTAAGGTGATGGATTACGTTAAGACTGTAGCAGATGTGTATGCTGAGAGAGGACAGCACATGGAATGGGTTACACCTACAGGCTGGATAGTCTTACAGCAGTACAGTGAGACACAACAGAAGCGTATCAAGACACACATCAATGGCGAGGTAGTATCACTATCCTTTCCTAAGGACAAGGAAGACTCAGTGAACAGGCGAAGGACAGGGCTAGGTGCATCACCTAACTTTATCCACAGCCTAGATGCTGCGGCAATGACCAAGACTATTAACAAAGCCTACAAGCTAGGCATCCATGACTATGCAATGGTACATGATAGCTACGGTACACACAGTAGCATGATGCCCCTGATGTCAGAGGTACTACGAGAAGAGTTTGTTAATATGTATGAAGAGAATGATGTCTTGACACAGTTGAGACAACATGCTATCACTACACTAGGGACTCAGGATGTACCTGAACCACCTGCTAGTGGTAGCCTAAACCTACGTGACGTTTTGAAATCAGATTATTTCTTTGCATGATTTCTAAAGTTACAACCTAGCCAATCGGCAAAACAGAATAGGCAGAAGGAGTTAATATGCCAAACATTAAACTAGAAGGTACAGTTGAGTGGGCTAAAGTACATGAGCCTGACACTAAGTTTGTTAAACCACATGGTGAATACTCAGCTAACATCATCATGTCAGAAGCAGAAGCAACAGTACTATGTGAACAGTTAGAAGTACTAGCTAAACAGAAGCTAGAACAGACTGTCAAGGAAGCACCAGAGAACAAGCGTAATGCTCTACGTGCTAGCCTGTCCATTGCGACTAACAACAAGGAACACTACGACAGGGACGGTAATCCTACAGGTAATATGTTCTTCAAGACCAAGCTGGCAGCAGTACGTAAGAAGGATGGGGTAGATGTACGCCAACGTCCTATGGTACTGGATGCTAAGAAACAACCCATTGACCCTAGCATCTTGATTGGTAATGGCTCTGTAGTAAAGGCAATCATTGACCCTTACCCATACTACATGCCAAGCTCTAAGACAGTGGGTACATCACTACGACTAGTAGCCCTACAGGTTATCAAGTTAGAAGAAGGTAGACCAACAGCTATGTCACTCTTGGATGAAGAGGATGGCTATGTTGCAGAAGCAGTAGCCAAAGACAACACTCAAGAGAGCAGTGCTATGGACATGCTGGATGATAACCTACCTACAGGAAGCTCAGATGAAGGGGACTTTTGAAGAGGCCGTTCTTTCTGATTTAGATGTACGTGACATTTCATATGAGTATGAACCAAGTAAGTTACCATACTTTGTGGAACGTCACTACATCCCTGACCTAGCAGTAGGTGACATGATAGTAGAACTGAAGGGGTACTTCAGGCAGGATAGCCAGCGTAAGATGAAAGCTATCAAGGCACAGTACCCCGACATGGACATACGATTTGTATTCCAGAAGTCTAGTGCTACTATACAGGGAGCTAAGAAAAGGAAAGACGGTAGTAAGATGACATGTGCTGAGTGGGCAGACCGTAATGGTTTCCATTGGGCAGAAGGAACTATACCTAAGGAGTGGTTAGATGAGTCTTATTGAGATACAAGAAGAGTTGGTGTCTGAGGTAGACATCAATGCTGAGATGACAGAGAAGGGACTAGTACTGTCTGTCTTTGTCGATGACCAAGAGTTCAATGCTGCCACAGATTGGCGTGACATTGGGCTTGAGATAGCAGGTGATACGCTCACCTACCCTAATCCTGTAGCCAAGGCTATCGCAAAGCAGATGCGTATTGTCTCTGACTATATCTTAGGAGAGGTAGCTAATGGAAGAGAGTGAGTTCATCAGGCATGAAGCCTGTCCTCACTGTGGTAGTAGTGATGCCAATGCCTTATACGCAAACGGTAATCACTACTGCTTCTCTTGCCAGACATTCACCAAGGGTGACAACGATGAAGGAGTGATTGCAGTGACAACACCAAGTAATGCAGAGTTCTTACCAGTAGAGGTGACAGCACTAGGCAAACGAAAACTAAACGAGAAGACTACAAGACACTGGCAGTATGGACTGAGTACCTACAAGGGTGCGAAGGTACAGGTAGCCAACATGTATGACAGGTCAGGCACACTACAGGCACAGAAGATACGCTTCCCTAATAAAGACTTCATGGTTATAGGGGACATCAAGAGTATTGGATTGTATGGTGAACACCTATGCCGTGACAAGGGTAAGATGATTACCATAGTAGAGGGTGAGTTAGATGCCCTGTCTGTCAGTCAATGCTTTGACAACAAGTGGCCTGTAGTATCCGTACCTCAGGGTGTACAGTCAGCTAAGAAGGCAGTAGCTAAGAGCCTTGAGTGGTTGTGTAACTATGAGTCCATCGTGATTATGTTCGATAACGATGAGCATGGTGAGGCAGCAGCCCTTGAGGTAGCTAGCATCCTACCACCTAACAAGGCTAAGATTGCGAAGCTTCCCCTCAAGGATGCAAGCGATATGGTACAGGCTGGACGCACTAGTGAATTGATTGACGCAGTGTGGGGTGCTAAGACCTACAGACCTGATGGTATCCTAGCAGGTACTGATGTGTGGGACATCGTGATAGCTAACGATGACAAAGACTCAGTAGCCTACCCATATGTAGGGTTGCAGGATAAGACAGGTGGTTGTCGTAAGGGTGAGATTGTCACAGTGACTGCTGGCTCTGGAATTGGAAAGTCACAGCTAGCACGTGAGTTCGCTCACTACTTCATTAAGAATGGTGAGACACTAGGTTACATTGCACTAGAAGAGAACGTGAAGCGTACTGCACTAGGGTTGATGTCGCTGGAACTTAACAAGCCACTACACTTAAGACAAACAGACGTACCACAAGAGGAGTTACGTGATGCCTTCGATGCAACTGTTGGTTCAGGCAGAGTATATCTGTATGACCATTGGGGTTCTACTGATAGCGACAATCTACTGTCAAAGATTAGGTATCTTGTTAGAGGTTGTGGGTGTGACTACATTATTCTTGACCATATTAGTATTGTTGTGTCTGGTCTAGAGGGTGGTGATGAACGTAGGCTAATCGACAATACCATGACCAGACTACGTGCTCTGGTTGAGGAACTAAACTGTGGGCTAATACTTATCTCACATCTTAAACGACCATCAGGAGACAGAGGCCATGAGGATGGCGCACAAACAAGTATGTCTCAACTGAGGGGTAGTGCTGCCATTGGTCAGCTAAGTGATATGGTCATAGGTCTTGAGCGTAATCAACAGGACAGTGACAATGCTAACGTCAGTCAGGTGAGGGTGTTGAAAAATAGATGGTCTGGTGAGACAGGCTTATGTTGTTCTTTATCTTATAGTACAACCACAGGACGTATGACGGAGACATTATTTGATGACGAAGAAGAAGTAGAAATAGAATTTTAATCAGTGCGGAGACACGATATGAAAGTTGCATGGGACATTGAAGCAGACCACCTACTGGAAGAAGTATCTAAGGTATGGTGTCATGTCTTCAGAGATGTAGAGACTGATGAGGTATACACCTTTGACCTAACACAGACACAAGAGGCACTACAGTTTATTGATAACAACGTGACCCTACTCATAGGACACAACATCATAGACTATGACTTACGTGTACTGAAGAAACTATATAACTACACCTACACTGGTGAGTTGTTAGATACGTTGGTATACTCTAGGACTATCTGGCCTGACGTAAAGGAGATTGACTTCAAGCTACACAAAGCAGGTGGCATACCACAGAAGATGATTGGTAGTCACTCACTTAAAGCTTGGGGCTATAGACTAGGAGAATTAAAAGGTGATTTCAATAACGGTGTTGAGAGCTTCGCAGTATATTCCGATGACATGCTCGACTACTGCATACAGGACACGGCTGTTACTGCCAAACTGTATCATAAAATTATGGAGAAAAATTTCAGTGAACAAGCACTAGCCTTGGAAGCTGAGATACATACCCTACTAGGGGAGCAACAAGAACAGGGCTTCCCCTTTGACAAGGAGAAAGCAGTCGAGTTGTGGTACAAGCTGGCCTCACGTAGGTCAGAGATTGAGGATGAGTTAGTCAGTACCTTTGAGCCTACGATTGTAGAGCTTAAGACTAAGACCAAGACTATCCCATTCAACCCTGCATCACGACAGCAGATTGCTGACCGATTGATGAAGAGAGGTTGGAAGCCTGAGGTATTCACTGATAGTGGTGAGCCTAAGGTGGATGACAACATCCTATCTGGTATTGATATGCCAGAGGCTAAGATGCTATGTGAGTATCTAATGCTGAACAAACGCATAGGCCAGCTAGCTACAGGTAAGCAAGCATGGTTGAAGATGGAGAAGGAAGGTAAGCTACATGGTAGGGTTAATCATATGGGTGCTGTCACTTCTCGTTGCACACATTCTAATCCAAACATGGCACAAATCCCTAGTGTGGGTGCGCCATTTGGTACGGAATGTAGGTCACTCTTCATAGCACCTAAGGGTTACTCACTACTAGGTGCTGATGCAAGTGGCTTAGAACTACGTTGCCTTGCCCATTACATGGCAGCTTATGACAATGGTTCTTATGCTGACGTTGTATTGAATGGTGACATACACACTACTAACCAAGAGGCGGCTGGCCTGACATCTCGTAACCAAGCCAAGACATTCATCTATGGATTTCTTTATGGTTCAGGTGATGAGAAGACAGGTAAGATTATAGGTAAGGGTGCGAAGGAAGGTAAGGCAATCAAGAAGAAGTTCTTGAAGAAACTACCAGCACTTAAGTACCTTAAGGATGCAGTAGCCAGAGCAGCAGAGGACAGGGGTTGGGTCAAGGGATTGGACGGACGTATCATTCCTATCCGACACAGCCATGCGGCATTGAACACTCTACTACAGAGTGCAGGTGCTATCATCTGTAAGACATGGTACGTGTACATAGCACGTGCGTTAAAGGAAGCAAACTTGGACGCACAGATTGTAGCGTTTATCCATGACGAAGTTCAGTTAGTAGTAAAGAAGGGACAAGAAGATGAAACAGGCAGACTTATTCAACGATGTATGCGAGACACCGAAGAACACTTCAGCTTCAGATGCAGACTCGACAGTGAATACAAGTACGGAAGTAATTGGGCAGACACACACTAAGACTTGTAACGTGTGTTCAGTAGACCTAACACTAGGTAATAACTGGACGCATGGTAATCAGAGGAAGCATGTTTACTTCTGTAGGACTTGTGATGCTACTAAGCGTAAGTACAACCTACTAAAGCAGAAGGCCAGAGAGATTGGTACTGCTACTTTGAAGGCTTACGATAGTGTCAAAGAGGGTGAGGTCTACATCATTGTTAATAACGCTTGGCCTGAGTGGGTTAAGATTGGTATGGCTGTTGACTCTGAGGATAGACTTAAGAGTTATCAAACAAGCAGTCCCTTCCGTGACTACATACTTATGTACTCTGTCTATACTAAGGACAGACGTAAGACAGAAGCACAGGCACACAGGTCTGCTGAAGTAATAGCAGAGCGTAGAGGTGAGTGGTTCAAGATGTCAGTAGGCGAAGCAAAGGAGTGTATCCAACATGGACTTTGATTTCTTCTTTAAGATGGTATGCACCATCAGCTTTGCTGGTGTTACCCTATGTCTCTGCATCAAGTGGATAGTAGAGTCTTACTTAGATTACCTTCAGGTTACTACAGGTATTAAGATAGCTACCCTGTCACAACTGAAGGACATGCAACAACAAGAACAGGAGATAGACGATGACCCTACTGCTTATTGATGGAGACATCATTGCATACAAGGCGGCTACTTCAGCAGAAAATCCTATTAATTGGGGTGATGGGCTGTGGACACTACATGCTTGGGAGCCTGATGTAGACGCTAGGATAGAGGAACAGATAGGTAAGCTACTAAGAGAAGCACCAGTACAGGATTGTGTTGTTGCCCTATCTGATAAAGAGAACTACCGTAAGGAACTAGTACCATACTACAAAGCTAATCGTAGTAATGTGCGTAGACCCATGCTATTAAAGTATGCAAGGGATTACATAGCTAGTAAGTATAACACCATAATCTATAGGAGATTAGAAGCAGATGATGTCTTGGGGATATTGGGTTCTGCGAATCCAGATACTATTATTTGGTCTGAAGATAAAGACCTTCGTACTGTACCAGCAAAGCATTGGATTGATGGAGAGGTTGTTACAATCAGCGAAGAAGAAGCTGACTACAATTTCTTTAAGCAGACACTTATTGGAGATAGCACCGACAACTACAAAGGATGCCCTGCTGTTGGCCCGAAGACTGCTGATAAGATTCTGGCAGATGGTGATGGTTGGGATGCAGTGGTTCGTGCATTTGTTAGTAAAGGCTTATCAGAAGAGGTAGCCTTAGAGAACGCTAGGCTAGCACGTATCCTACGTGACGGTGAGTATGATACAGACACAGCAGAGGTGAAGTTATGGCAGAGCAACTAAGGCATGAAGAGTACATGAAGCAGAAGCTAGCAGAGATTGAGGAAGCTAGTGTACGCATCAGTGGTAAGATAGACATGGTTAATAGTCCTGCCCACTACGCAGATAGTAACATTGAAACTATCGACTACATAGTAGATGTGCTAGGTGAGTACGAAGCTATCAGCTATTGTCAGGGTAACGTGATTAAATACACAGGCTCACGCCTGATGAAGAAGGGTAATCCTATTCAGGATGCAAAGAAGGCCATCTGGTATCTTAACAAGATGGTAGAACTATTAGAGAAAACTAAGGGAGTAAACTGGTAATGGATGTAGTAACATTTAGAGTAGATAGGTATGATGATGAGGGTACCTACATTGGACACACTGAACAGGTGTTTGAATGTGAGGGCTTCCTGTCAGAGATGTTGTCTAACTTCAAGACATTCTTACAGGCAATGACATACAGTTATGTAACATCCGTATACGCAGTGAAGAGCGATGGTGTAGAGGTAGGTGAAGATGATTAATTTCTATGAGTATCAACAACGAGCAGTGACTACTGCTGTGTACCCTAAGACTTATAACATCACGTACCCTGCCTTGGGTCTAGCAGAAGAGGCAGGAGAGGTTTCTGGTAAGGTTGCCAAGATGATGCGTGATGGTATCAAACTAGAAGACCAGAAATCTAAGATTGAAGCTGAGATGGGTGACGTACTATGGATGCTGGCAGCACTGGCACATGATTGTGGTACATCCTTGCAAGTTATAGCAGAGAAGAACTTAGAAAAACTACAGGCACGACAGCTAGCAGGTACACTACACGGTGAGGGGGACAACCGATGATAAGCAATCAACTACCTACAGACTACCAGACTTTTATTGCTACCAGTAGGTATGCACGATGGCTTGAGGATGAGAACAGACGAGAGACTTGGAGCGAGACAGTAAGTAGATACATCCAGTACATATCAAAGACTGGTCTACCAGAAGAAGAGCTAGCTGAACTAGAAGAAGCAATCCTAAACCTAGAAGTCATGCCATCTATGAGAGCATTGATGACTGCTGGACCTGCGGCTGACCGTGACAACACCTGTATATACAACTGTTCATACCTACCAGTGGATAACATTAGAGCCTTTGATGAGGCTATGTTTATTCTACTGTGTGGTACAGGGGTAGGCTTCAGTGTTGAACGACAGGCCATCACTAACTTACCTGTAGTACCAGAACACTTTGATACTACCTCTGAAGTAATAGCAGTTAAGGATAGTAAGGAAGGTTGGGCTGTAGCACTACGAGCTTTGATTACCCAACTGTATGCTGGCATCATACCTCAGTGGGACTTGTCAGGTATCCGTCCAGCAGGTGCAAGGCTCAAGACCTTTGGTGGTAGAGCATCAGGACCAGAGCCATTGAATGACCTATTCAAATTTGTGGTAGAAAAATTTAAGACTGCAACAGGACGTAAGCTTACTAGCATTGAGTGTCACGACATCATGTGTAAGATTGGTGAGGTTGTAGTAGTAGGTGGTGTACGTAGGTCAGCTATGATTAGCTTATCTAACCTGAGTGATGGACGCATGGCACATGCTAAGTCAGGTAATTGGTGGGACAACGAGGGGCAACGTGCGTTGGCTAATAACTCTGTTGCCTATACAGACAAGCCAGACATGGAAGGGTTCATGCGTGAGTGGTTGTCACTTGTAGAATCTAAGTCAGGTGAACGTGGTATCTTCTCACGTACAGCAGCAGACAAACATGTAGAGAAGAACGGACGCAGAGAGACAGGACATGAGTGGGGTACTAACCCATGCTCAGAGATTATCTTACGTCCATACCAGTTCTGTAATCTAACTGAGGTTGTAGTACGAGAGAGTGATGACCTCAAGAGTCTTAAGCGTAAGGTACGTATGGCTACCATCCTTGGTACAGCACAGTCTACCTTCACTAAGATGCCATACTTGCGTAAGATATGGCAGAAGAATACAGAGGAAGAGAGACTACTAGGTGTATCACTTACAGGTATCATGGACAATCCTGTACTATCTAAGAACACTGACAGCAAGCGTTGGCTAGCTGAGATGAAGCAGGTGGCTATAGATACTAATGCAGAGTATGCTGATAAGCTAGGTGTGCCTGTGTCAGCCGCTATCACCTGTGTAAAACCATCTGGTACTGTGTCACAACTAACAGACACGGCCTCTGGTATTCATGCAAGGCATAGTGATTACTACATCCGTACTGTACGTGGTGATAACAAAGACCCACTAACACGGTTTATGCAGGACAGTGGTATACCTGCTGAACCATGCGTGATGAAGCCTGATAGTACTACAGTGTTTAGCTTCCCTACTAAGTCACCTACTGGTGCAGTCACACGTGATGATATGACAGCACTAGAACAGCTAGAGTTATGGAAGACATACGCTCTCAACTGGTGTGAGCATAAACCTTCAGTCACTATCACAGTACGTGATGAGGAGTGGATGTCGGTAGGTGCATGGGTATATGCTAACTTTGACATCTGCTCTGGTATTTCATTCCTACCACACAGTGACCACACATATGCACAAGCACCCTATCAGGATATAGACAAGGAAACATATGAGGAACTCAAGAAACAGATGCCTAGCACGATTGATTGGACAGCACTTTCACTCTACGAGAAGGAAGATACAACAACAGGTGGTCAAACTCTGGCGTGTACTGCTGGTGCATGTGAGTTAGTAGACATCTAAAGTTACAACATTAGCGAAAGTTTGCATAATGAAACTATTAGGTAACGACTTTAACATAACGGATGGGTTAATTAACCATCTTAACTTATTGTATCCTAACAAACTTCCGCACACACAAGTTACTCCTGAGGAACTAGGTTTCCTTAGGGGTCAACAGTCTGTGATACAGAAGTTAATAGAGTTACAAAACCAAGATTATGAGGAAAATTAACATGGGTGGATTAATGGGAAGTCGCAGTCCTGCGCCACTACCGACACCTGCTCGTCCAGTGACAGCAGTGACGAAGACACCTGACATTGAGTTAGATGATACTGAACTTGAGTCAGAACAGATTAGTAAGAAGCGTAAAGGCAAGAGAGCCTTACGTCAGGACATTACAAAAGATACAGCAACACAAGTAGCCAGTGAAGGTTCTGGCCTACAGATACCGAAGGGGTCTTAAGATGGGTGGAGGACGTAGACGCTCACCAGCACCACCACCGCCACCACCACCAGCACCAGTAACTGCTACTACTAAGGGTAGTGACCGTGATAATGATGCGATGGTAGACATTGCAGAGGATGTAACTGGTTCAGCTAAACTAGGACGTAGACGTAGAGGCAAACGTGCCTTAGTAGGTCAGTCCAAATCTGCTGCACAAGTAGGTGGTGAAGGTTCATCAGGATTAAATATTCCGAAGGGATAATTAAATGGAAGAAGAAGTAGGTACAGTAGCTAAACGCTACAGTCAGCTTGAGAGTGAGCGTGATACGTTCCTTGAGAGAGGCCGTGAGGCAGCGAAGCTAACCATTCCTACTCTCATGCCAGAGGAAGGGCATAGTAGTTCATCTACTTATGCTACACCTTATCAAGGCATTGGAGCAAGGGGTGTAAATAACCTCGCATCTAAGTTGCTTCTTGCTCTACTGCCACCAAACAGTCCGTTCTTTCGTCTGACTATTGATGACTTTGACCTGCAACAGATAGCAGGTGATAATCGTGGTCAGGTAGAAGAGGGGCTTGCACGTATTGAACGTGCGGCTATGCAAGAAATTGAAGGTAAGTCCATACGTGTCCCTGTATTTGAGGCACTGAAGTTACTTATTGTTACTGGTAATGCTCTAGTATACATGCCCAAAGAGGGCGGTATGAAGGTGTATAGACCTGACCGTTACGTTACAAAGCGTGATTCTATGGGTAACATCTTAGAGATTATCACGAAGGAAAGTGTGTCACCCCTGATGCTTCCTGACGCAGTGAAGGAAATCATCCCACCATCTGACACACCAGTTAAGAACTATGACCTATATACCTGCGTAAAGACTACTGAAAAAGGGCAGATGGTACATCAGGAAGTGGCTGGTATCGAGGTTCCTAATTCACGTGGAACATTCAAGAAGGACAGTAACCCATTCATTCCATTACGTTTTATACGTATTGATGGTGAAGATTATGGGCGTGGTTTTATTGAAGAATACATGGGTGACTTACGTAGTCTTGAAGCATTGACACAGGCTATCGTACAGGGAAGTGCAGCCTCTTCTAAGGTTCTATTCCTAGTACGTCCTAATGGTCAGACTAAATCAGCTAACCTAGCCAAGGCTCCTAATGGTGCTTTCTTGACAGGTGATGCTAACGATGTCTCTACACTACAGGTCCAGAAGTCTGCTGACTTCCGTGTAGCACTAGAGACTATGCGTATGATTAATGATAGACTAGCATCAGCTTTCCTACTTAACAGTAGTGTACAACGTTCAGCAGAACGTGTCACGGCTGAAGAAGTACGCTTCATGGCACAGGAACTAGAGACTGCACTAGGTGGTGTATACTCAATCCTGTCTCAGGAGTTCCAACTACCTCTTATTAATCTGCTTCTTGAGTCTCTTGTCAAGCAGGGCAAGATGCCTAAGATGCCTAAGGACAGTGTTAAACCTACTGTTGTTACAGGTATTGAAGCACTAGGTAGAGGGCAAGACCTAAACAAACTCGCTACATTCTTACAGTATCTTCAGCCACTTGGTCCTGAGGTTATTCAGAGTGAGATGAACTTAGGTGACTACATTGATAGACTAGCCGCATCACTAGGGATTGATACTTCTGGCCTGATTAAATCAGCAGAGCAGAAGCAACAAGAACAGATGATGCAACAACAAATGCAACAACAACAAATGTTAGAACAGACAGCCGCAGGTATGGCACAGAGTGCTGGACCTCAGATTGCAAAGGCTGTGACAGAAGCGGAGTAATAGATGGCAGAAGCTATTAACACTTATCAAGAACCTGAACCTGAATCTCAAGAACATGTAAAAGAAATGCTTGAGAAAGTAGAAGGTAGCCAGCAAGACCCTGAACGTCCTGAATGGCTACCTGAGAAATTTAAGTCACCCGAAGACATGGCTAAAGCTTACTCTGCATTAGAGACTAAGCTAGGCAAGGGTGACGAGATAGAAGAAACAGAGACAGTAGAAGCTACAGGCAGTGAGTCTGCTTCTGAGGTGTCTGAACTACTAGATAGTAAGGGTCTAGACTTTGGAGTGTTTGAGGAAGAGTATGCAGAGAATGGTGAATTGTCTGCTGAAGCTTATCAAGCATTAGAAGAAGCTGGCTTCCCACAGTCTATGGTAGACTCATGGGTAGCAGGGCAGGATGCCTTGGCTACTCAAGTAACCTCTGAGATGTACTCCATCACAGGTGGTGAAGAACAATATACTAACATGGTACAATGGGCATCAGATAACTTACCCGACAATGAGATTGATGCTTTTAATGCAACGATGGAATCAAGAGACTCTAATGTTATGAGACTTGCCATCCAAGGTCTGAACGCACGTTATCGTTCTGAGGCAGAACCTTCCCTACTACAGGGACAGACAGCTTCTGTATCCTCAGGTGGGCGTTTTGAAAGTAATGCGGAACTCACTGCTGCTATGAGTGACCCTAGATACGCTAAAGACCCTGCCTACAGGCAACTGGTAGCTAATAAGTTAGCTAAATCTAGCCTGTTCTAACATGTTGCATGGGATTGAGGAAGTCTCCTTTCCTTCCTCTCTCCTTCTAAGCACATCTAACTGGTGTTCTTAGAAGGGGAAACCCTACTCAAAGTTACTAGACACGACTACCCCTGACCCCTTGCGAGGGACAATCTGTTGGAGAAAGTATAGTAAAGTTGAGGCACAACTAAAACTTAAAACTAACGAGGTAATAAAATGGCACAAGCTGCTTCAAATCCGGCCTATAGCGTAAGCTTCCAAGGCCAGAATAACCTCACAGGTGACGTTCGTGACCTCTTTCTTAAGCTGTACGCTGGAGAAGTCCTGACTGCCTATGAGGAAAAGAAAGTACTATCTGATAAAGTACGTACACGTACAATCAGCAAAGGTAAATCCGCATCGTTTCCAATGACTGGACGCGCAACTGCTGAGTACCTGACCCCCGGAAACGAAATCACTGGTGGCTCTATTCGCGCTGGTGAACGCATTGTAACTATTGATGACTTGCTCATCTCTAGCCAGTTCATTGCTAACATTGATGAAGCAATTAACCACTACGATGTACGTTCCATCTACTCTAAAGAAGCTGGTATTGCATTGGCTAACGAAGCTGACCGTAACGTAGCACGTATGCTCGTTAAGGCTGCCCTGTCAACTAACGCCACAGCCGCCGCTGGTCTTATCCAAGACTACAAAGCATTTGGTGAAGAAGACTTTACTGGTAACGTCACTGTTGGTACAGCTACTGCTGACCTGCTTGACCCTGCGAAGATTGCTAAAGCTATCTTTGACGCTAAGAAGACAATGGACATCTCTAACATTCCGTCAGAGAACGCAGTCGTTGTCCTTCCACCAGCACAGTACTATGCACTGATGGATGTAACTGATGGCTCTAAGCTAACATACATGAACAAAGACTTCGGTGGTAACGGTTCTGTTGCTTCAGGTATGGTTCCAGCTATTGCAGGTATTCCTGTAATCATGTCTAACCATGCTGACGTCTCTGCTCTGTATCAGAACTTCACTACAGGTGATGCTGCCGAAGGTAAGACAGCAGACAATGCACCACTAGCAAACACTGCTGGTTCAGGCCGTACAACACACTACGACCTACCGACAGCCGCTGTTGATGGGCGTGACATGGTAGCAGAAGCTTCACTGATTAAAGGCTTTGTCTTTACACCAGAAGCAGTAGCTACTGTTAAGTTGCTTGACCTTGGCATGGAGTCTGAGTATCAGATTAACCGTCAGGGTACACTCATGGTTGCTAAGTACGCAATGGGCCATAACGTCCTACGTCCTGCATCATGTATCGCATTGCTTGACGCTAACGCTTAACATAACAAAGGGGAGAGGTTTCTAGAGCCTCTCTCCATTTTATTGGATGGTGTTATGAATAAATTAAAAATTAAGAAGTCACGTGTAAACGAGGCAGGTAATTACACTAAGCCTACCATGCGTAAGCGTATGTTCAATAGCATTAAAGCTGGAAGCAAGGGCGGTAACGCTGGTCAATGGTCTGCTCGTAAAGCACAACTACTTGCATCACGTTACAAGAAAGCAGGTGGGGGCTATACATCGTGAAGAAGCCTCAGGAAAGCCTTAAGAAGTGGACCAAACAGAAGTGGCGTACTAAGTCTGGTAAGCCATCTGCTAAGACAGGTGAGCGTTACCTACCAGAGGCGGCTATTAAGTCGTTGTCTGCATCAGAGTACGCTGCTACTACCAAAGCAAAGCGTGAAGGTTCGCGCAAAGGTAAACAGTTTGTCCGTCAACCCCTCAAGATTGCTAAGAAGACAGCACAGTATAGGAAATAATTATGCCACAAGTAGGTTCAAAACATTTTAAGTATACTAAGAAAGGCCAAGAGGCCGCTAAGAAAGAAGCCAAGAAGGTGGGTAAGCCTGTTCAGAACAAGTATATGAAGAAGAAATAAGATGAGCATTACACACGCAGGAGAAACATTTAGGGGTCTACGGATACCAAAGAGTTCCCCTAAGGGTAAGAAGTCACATGCTGTGTTAGTAGGCACTAAGGATAAACCTAAAATAATTAGGTTTGGTGAGCGAGGTGCTAAGACTAATCAATCAGCAAAACAACGCAAAGCATTTAAGTCTCGTCATGCCAAGAACATAGCCAAAGGACCGTCAAGTGCGGCTTATTGGGCCAACAAGACTAAGTGGAAAGCATAAAGGTAAACGATATGGCAGGAACAACACAATTAGATGCAGTGAACACAATGCTTTCTGCCATTGGCGAAGCACCAGTAAGTAGTTTATCCTCTGGTCTTATTGAGGCAGAGGTAGCTGAAACAATATTAAACACAATAGATAGAGAAGTACAGTCTATGGGCTGGCACTTCAACACAGAATTAAATAAGAGCTTTGCACAGGATACTAACGGACACATTATATTAGGTACCGACATCCTACGTGCTGACGCTACGCTATCGGCTAATAGTCCTAATCTAGTCCAGCGTGGTCTTAAGATGTATGATAGGACTAACCACACCTTTGCTATAGGTGCCTCTACTCAGTTAGACATTGTAGTTCAATTAAACTTTGATGACCTACCTGAGGTAGCTAAGAGATATATAGTACTGAAGGCTACGAGAGTATTCCAAGACCGTGTGGTTGGTTCTAATACACTACATGATTTTCAAGAACGAGATGAGATGACTGCGCTAATGGAACTCAAAGAGTTTGACAAGGCCGCAGATGACCATAACATCTTTGATAACTATGACACATACTCTATCATTGATAGGCAGGGTAGGAGAACACTCTAATGGCACTCATCAGTCAATCCATACCAAACCTCATCAATGGGGTATCACAACAGCCACCATCCCTACGCCTTAACACACAAGCAGAGGTGCAGGAGAACGGACTATCTAGTGTGGTATCAGGATTGTCTAAGCGTCCTAGCACTACCCATGTAGCTAACTTAGGTACTATTAGTGACCTAGACAAGGCATTTGTACATACTATCCGTAGAGATGAGAATGAGTTTTACTCTATGGTGGTAGATACTGCTGGTGTAATCAGGGTGTTTGACAAGGATGGCACATCCAAGACTGTCACTAACAACGCAGCTTCTTACTTGTCAGGACTGACTGACCCTAGTAAAGAGCTAGCCGCTGTCTCTATTGCAGACTCTACGTTTATTGTAAACAAGAATACTACAATAGCTAAAGGTACGGCTACAGCCTCTACACGTAACCCTGAGGCATTAGTGTATGTCAAACAGGCTGACTACTCTTCTACTTATAGACTGAAACTGACAAAGGGTGGTAGTACTGGCACTATTGAATTTGCTACTAAGTCTAGTACACAGTCTAGTACATCACTCACACAGAACGCAGAACGTGGTGCATCAACAGATTTGATTGCTACCAACTTACGTAAGTTTAGTAGCGGTACTGTCAGTACAACTTATTATGATAATATCACAAACAGTGGTGCTATCTCAGGACTAGATATAACACGTTACGGTTCTGTACTATGGATTAGGTCTACTAATAGTACTGACTTTGAAGTAGAAGTAGGTGACTCACACGGTGGGGACCACTTACTTGTATTCAAGGACGAGACACAAGACTTTAAGAAACTACCTACTGAGGGACCAGCCAACTTTGTAATCAAAGTATCTGGTGACAATCAGAAAGCACAGGATGATTACTACGTCAAGTTTACTGACGAGGGTGTATGGAAAGAAACTGTAGAACCAGCCGCACTAACACAGCTAGACGCATCTACTATGCCTCACAAGCTTATTAAGCTGGCTAGTGGTGACTTCCAGTTTGACCCTGTAACCTACAAAGATAGAAAAGTAGGTGATGATGACACTAACCCCTTCCCCTCTTTTGTTGACTTTAAGTTAGCAGACATCTTCTTTCACAGGAATAGACTAGGTGTACTAGCAGATGAGAATGTAATCTTCTCACGTGCTGGTGAGTTTGAGGAGTTTGACTTCTTCCGTAAGTCTGTACTAACTATCGTGGACAGTGACCCTATAGACGTTGCAGTGTCCTCTAACAAGGTTAGTATACTTAAACACGCAGTACCCTTTAACGAGAGCCTACTGCTCTTCTCAGACCTTACACAGTTCAAGGTCACTGCTGACCCTGTACTCACACCAGAGACTATTAATGTAGCTAACACTACAGAGTTTGAGGCTAGCCTAAGGGCCAAGCCAGCACAGTCAGGTAAGTATGTATACTTCGCATCTAAGCGTGGTGCATGGTCTGGTATGTGGGAGTACTTTGTAGACTCTGACACAGATACTAACGATGCTACAGAGATTACAGCACACGTACCTGAGTATCTAAATGGTGAGATTAAGAACATTCAAGCATCCTCTAATGAGGACATGATACTTGTACAATCTGACAATGACCCTACAGCACTATATGTATATAGATACTACTGGCAGGGCAGGGAGAAGCTACAGGCTTCTTGGTCACGTTGGGTGTTTGGTGGTGATGTCATAGGTTATTCGTTTAACTTAGCAGATATTACAATACTGCTTAAAAGGGGCAACGACCTGTTCCTAGAGCGTATCAACCTTTCAGTGGACGATGCTACCACCTACACTACTGGTGGCTTCTCAGTACACCTAGATAGGCGAGTAATCCTACAATCAGGTGGAACGACTACTCTACCCTACACTGATGCTACTGCTATCTACGTAGACAAGACTGGTAAGATTATACCTCTGTCTGCTGTAGCAGGTAAGCTGTCTAATAGTGAGGTAGTGTTTGCTGGCGTACCATTTACATTTAAGTACGAGTTCTCAGAACCAGTAGTTAAATCAGAAAACAAACCTATTACAACAGGACACCTACAACTAAGAAACTATGCAGTCGTATATGACAAGTCAGGTTTCTTTGAGGTAGATGTGACACCACTTAGAAGGACACCCTACACACGACAGTTTACAGGACGTATCGTAGGTGGTGCTACTAACATATTAAATCAGGCCGCTATTGACTCTGGCACGTACCGCTTTGGTGTGCTAGGTAAGTCTACTAGTACAACCGTAACTCTAAAGAGTAGTAGTCATCTACCCTGCACATTCCAATCAGCAGAGTGGGAAGGCTTCTACGTACTACGTTCAAGGAGAATGTAATGAAAGGTCATGTGAGGCAGAGTACTCAGGCAGATGTAGATTATCTGATAGATAACTTAAGACCAGAGGATGCACAGGAAGTGTTAGCTTCGCATGGCAGTACTAGAGAAGCGTTACAGTTAGGCTTAGATGAGTCCACAGAGTGTTGGACTATTGTTGTAACAGAGACAGAAGAGATAGCAGGTATCTATGGTGTATGTGAGCAGGACGAACTGACAGCAGTTCCTTGGTTACTCACCACACCTGCTATCCGTAAGGTATGGCTACCCTTCCTGCGTGGTTCACGTAAATGGGTAGATGAGATGAGTAGTAGATACCCACTTCTAACTAATGCTGTGGATGCAGAATACACATTAGCTATTAATTGGCTAAAGTTTGTAGGCTTCACATTTATAAAGAAACATGATACGTGGGGTGTAGGAGACAAACCCTTCTTAGAATTTGTGAGGATACGATAATGGACCCATATACTATGCTAACGATAGGTAAATCTGTCGTTGGATTTATGGAAGCTAAGAGAGCAGCTGATGAACAGAACGCTCTACATCAACGTAACTGGCAAGCTTCAGCACAAGCTAGAGATATACAGATACAAGGCTTAAATAGAAGAGCCATTCAGGAAGCAGAAGCCGCCGCAGGACAGCAGTTTGAACTACAGATTGCAGCCCTACAGGAAGCAGAGTCTAGAAAAGTAAATGAGTCAGGTTTTGTAGGTCAGACAGAAGCACTAAAGATAGCAGATGTAGAGGCTAGAAAGTTACGTGCTTCAGATGTAATAGATTATAACGTCAATGCTACATTAGAGCAGATAGAAGACCAGAAGCTAGGCGTAAATGCACAAATGCTTAATCGGATTAACAGCGTACCACAGGGACAACAGCCTAGCCTAATAGGACACACTATTGGGGCAGTTGCTTCGGCCTACGCTGCTGAAAAAGATGTAACTGGTAAAAGTTTATTTGGTGGATTAAGTAAAGCTAAAGCTGCTCCTAACTTTGTAGCACCTGCTCTAGGTAGCACACCTTCATTGGTAACTTAAGAGGATACTATGGCACAAAGACCACAAGTAAGAAAGTTTCAAGGCCCAACACAGGCCAACCTCAGACCAGTAGCGGCACCTGTTGACACCTACGTTAAGCCTGTATCACAACCACAAGGACCAAGCGCACTCTCTCAGTTTGTTTCTGCTATAACTCCTGCTATTGAATCGCAAGCACAGGAACGTAAAGTAGCAAGACTTAAACGTGAGAAAGAAATCGCTGATGGCGTACAGAAGAATAAAGAGTTTCAGTTAAGATTAAAAGCAAAGAAACTCATAGGCGAACTAGGCATGGACTATGCCAAGAATGAGACAGCTTATAAAGAATTAGACCAAGACGTAGTACGTAATCACTGGCGCACTCAGAAACAAGACTACCTTACTGAGTTAGAAAAAGTAGGTACTGACCCTTTACTAATGCAGACCTTTGATAATGATTTAGAGTTAGCATTAGAAAGCTTTATGGGTGAGACATTCATACCTGCTAAGTATGAGCATACTCAGGGTGTATTACTCTCTGACTTTGCAGATAGTATGCGTGACACTAACCTCAGATTAGAACAAGGTCTTATTTCTAAGCAGGATGCTATCGAAAGCATCAGAGAAGATGTAGCTGGTTTTCACTCAGCTAATCCTGATTACTTTAACTTTAAAGATAACAAGGTTAATGATGCGTTAGTTAAGTTATCAGAAGATGATGACAATGTATTTTCTGCTGTTACATTATACTTACAGAGTTCAGAATCTAAAAATCAGTTAGGTAAGAGTAGGTATTCAGCACAATCTGGAAACATAGAAGCCAAGCAAACTACAGTAATGAAGAAGCGGTTAAAGGCACAGGCTAAACAAACTGCCTTATCATCAGCTATAACTAATGCTTTTGAAAATCGTAACCCTAGCGCACTTAAAGACCTTACATATACTGACCCCTCTACAGGAGACATTATACAGTTATCTAATGATGAGGTAGAGCAAGCCTTTATTATAGGTATACAGGGTAAAGGAGTAGGTGAGCAGTTTGCTTTGATGTCACAGTTAGACTTTGTACCTAAGAATGTGCAGAATGTAGTAACAGACATATCACCTATGCTAACAGGTTCTAAAACACCTACTAGTGTAGAAGACTTACAGCAACTTAAGATAGGTCTGGATACTTATGAAGCTTTAAGAAACGCAGGTGTTGACTTATCTTTTATAGATGACGACACAAAAGCACGTTTACAGGCGTTTAGTGTACTATCTAAAGACATGGCACGTGCTGGTACTAGAACTATAGTATCAGATACTTACGATGAATTTGGAGACTTTAGGGAAACAGAAGTACAGGACTTAAATAGTCTTGCTATGCAAATACAGGGTATTGATACTACTCGTACAATGGATGCTAAATTTAAGGAGTCAGTAGGAGATAGTATTACTACTAGCTACTTTACTAAGGATTTAAGCGATGTCTTTAACAAGGGTGAGATACTACAGAAAGCTCTTAGTGTCGCTAACATCCTTAACCAAGTAGGTGGCTACGAAAGTCCTGAGGCTGTTGCTGAAGCTGCTTGGAACATTGTAACTACTGACAACCCTATTGTTAAATCAGGGGATGGTACTTCCTACGCTTTTGCAGAACTAAATACCAATATAGACAAAAGTATGGATGTAGTATCTACTATTAATGAGTACAACACACTGCTACAAAACTCTACGGAATTACAGCAATGGATGTACACTAATAAAGGTGGGTTGTTACCAGATGAGTTTGCTGTGGGTCTTTATCCAGACCCTAATAATCCTAAGGCAGTGATACTGAAGGCATGGGACAAGAGACAAAGCCCACCTACTCCTATGGTGTTAGGTGGTAAACTTAGTAAACAATCCTTACTATCTGACAGGAGCCAACTAAATGGTTTAATAGGTCAAGTAGTAACACAGGAAGACTTCTCTCCTACGACAACACTAACACCAGACCTTGGTAGTATGAACTCAGGTGCTAGAGATGTTGAGTACCAACTAGGAAAAGTCTCACCTGCTGAGTACTTAGGTGGTACAGCAGGTCCAGACGTACCTTTCTCTGAATCAGGTATTATGCAAGATGCACAGAAAGCATTAATAGACTTAGGCTTTAGTATGGATAATCCTATACTACAGTATATGCTAAAGAACACACCAGCCGATGCTATAATGGAAGTAGGTGGCCTATTAAAGGCTGACTTTCTTACTGCAATTCAAGACCTAGCAGGTACTGGTGAAGTAGCTAAACCTACAACTAATAGTACGATTGACAGTGTTGTAGATACTGTATCATCTATAGCCTCTACCCTAAACCCTGTTACATCTGCGGCTGCGGCTACCATCATAGAAGATGAGGGATTTAGCTATACACAGTATGATGACATGGGTAAGAACTCAGTAGGTCATGGCTTACAAGTTGAGTCACTAGAGGCTGATGAACGTGCTTTGATTGCAGACATCAACAACGTACAACCAGAAGAGTCTGAAGCTGTTGTAGCACTAAAGGTACAGAAGACATCTGACTACTTTAGTGATGTAGTAGAGGGCTTCCAGAACTTGCCAGAAGCGGCACAGTCTGGTATGATTCAGATGGGCTACCAGTTAGGTAGATTTAACGTCACTAAGAAGTGGCCTAAGTTTATGGAGTCAATTAAAGAAGCGGCTAAGTACGCTGAAGGTTCTATTGAACAGGCTTCAGCATTAGCAGAAGCTAAGTTTAATATGCTATATAATGAAGCTAAAGATGGTACTATTACAGCTACGAAATGGGCTACGCAAACCAAAGACAGAGCTATGAAGGTAGCTTCTGAAGTTGGTGATAGTATGATGGAATCAGTGATGCCTTCTGCTCAAGCTTCTACGCTAACAGGGACTACAGTAGATATACCTGTTCCTAAATCTAGACCTAAAAGACCTAAACCAGTAGAGATTAAACATGGTGATAGTGTTAAGAATATAGTTCCTGCTCACATGCGTATGTTTGTACAGGACATCTTTGGTTTAGACTTAGACACTGCACGTACTAATGATTTCTTTAGTGAGGCTGAAATAAATGCCTTGAAAGATATTACAAAACGTGCTATGACTAGAATGGGTGGTACTACAGGTGATATTGATTATGACCTAGACTACGCATCAGGACAATCTAATGTCTCCTTTGCAGGTAGTAGTTTGTCTATGGCTGATGAAGAAGGAGCTATACAGAAAACCTTAGGTGATTTTACTTGGCGCATAAATGACAAAGGCGAAGTAATAATTACAGACCAATATAACTTTAACGATGCTACTAAACTAAAGAAAAGATATAACACAGAGTTAAAGAGGATGGGACATATTACTGCATTAGGTGCTAAAGCTGCCGCTAGTATGGTAGGCTTTAATACAGGTGTTGGATTGTATGGCGTACTTAGACGTATAGGAGCTTTGTATGGTTCTGAAGAAGGACAAGGTGCAAAGTTTGAGATTAATCTAGGTAAATTAACATAAACAATAACAGGGAACAATTATGATAGATACAGTATTTGGCTTCTGCGTTTGGATTTTAATACAAGGAGCAGCAGTCTTAGGTATAACCTATCAAGAGATTAATGTTTATATCTTTTGTATTATATGGCCTATCCTTAGTATTGGATTGTTCCTTGAAATCTTACGCCTGAGAAGGAAGTTAAATCATGGCAGAGTTTAAGAACGATTTGTTTAAGGACTTAAATCTACAGGAGTTGAATGAGAACACACTTCCCATTGCTTCTACTGTAGATGAAGCTACTCTAACAAAACAACAGATGGCTATGGATAACCAGAAGTCACAGTTCTTCACTAGCTTGGGTAACTCTATTCAAGAGGAGTGGGTTCTGCCTACTGTTATAAACAACTTCGATAGGATTACTTCAGTACCTAGTGAGCCTATATCTAAGTTTACTCCTGAGTTAATTAGAGAACTTACAGAAGGACTAGAGGATAGTACTGCTGTACGTGAAGTAATCGAAGATGCTCAGACTAACGGACTGTCTAGTGCTATGCTTACTAGAGACTCCTATCTTAGAACACAAAAGAACCTACAGCAAATTAGCGCAGATGGATGGTCAGGTGTAACCGCTAATGTATTAGCATCTATGTTTGACCCTGTAGAGTGGGGAGCAATCTTTGCTTCCTCTGCCGCTGTATCTGCTGTAGGTACTCCTGCCGCAGGTGCAGGTGCTTTTCTAATAGGAGCAGGTAAGCAAGCACGTAACGCCTACAGAACAGCTAAAGTAGCGGCTATAGGCGGTGCAGAGCTAGCTGCCTTTGAAGCTATTAGAGCTAAGTACAGGTATGACATTGACGGAAACGATGTACTAGTAGCCGCTGGTTTAGGTGCTGGTATAACAGGTGGTATAGATGCCGCTACTACTGCATTTATTAGAGCAGGACATCGTTCTCGCATTGCTGGTAAAGTAGCTAGGGGTGAGACACTTACAGACGTAGAGAAGCGTTTTCACGATGAGTACAATGTAGATGCACTTGCTGTTAAGATGATTAACAAAGAACTAGAGGGTGATAAGTTTATAGAATCTATAGACGGTATACCTACTAGGGCGGCAGCATCTGCTACAGACGAGACAGCAGTACAGGCAATGCCTAAGATTGCTGGATGGAATATGTTTGGACTACGTAACATTCTATCTGCTGGCGCACAGACAGCTAACTCTGAACTAGGTTGGATTAGATATACTTCTAGTCTACTAGGTCAGAACAGTGCTGGTTACAAGGGTGGTACACTTGCTACCAATGTATCAGCCTCTGAGATAGGTGAGATGTTACAACTAAAGTATCGTAACAGGCTTGCAAATGTACTACCTACTTCACAAGCTTTGTGGAAGAAAAACACTGGCAGAACTGTAGAAGAATTTAATGCTTTAATGAGTAGGTATGTACGAGGTATTGATACTGACGTACCTGCTGAAGTAGCACAGGCAGCCGAAGCTGTAAAGAAAGTACAGCGTGAAATAGCTGAAGAAGCTGTTAAGTACGATGTAGCTGGCTTTAGTATGGATATGTTAAACGGACAGCCTAACTACATGTCACGTATCTTTAATGATGAGAAGATTAGACTTACTATGTCTAGACTAGGTGATGATGCTGAGTTACAAATATCACAGCTAGTAGAAGAAGCTATCCGTAAAGGTCAGCCTAACATCGAAGAGAATGTTAAGCAATGGTTAGTAAAGCGTAGTAATGGTAAGCGTAAGGGTACACCTGAACAAGTTAAAACGTACATCTCTCGTATTGCAAAGGCATATACTAAATCTATTACTGACCCTAAGTTGGGTAAGATGGGCCATGCTGGTGCCAATGAGATGAACCTTGAAGACCTATCAGACATTCTCACAGCCGCAGGTTTTAAGGCAGATGAGGTTGACGGTATTACAGAACTTATGACACGTACTAACATACCTAAGGCCCACAAGAGAGCTAGGAACCGTATGGTACTAGATGAGGGTGCAGTACTTGCTCTACGCAACGCTGACGGTTCTATCGAAGAGTACAGGTTTAGTGACTTACTAGAAGAAGATGCTGAACAACTAGTTAATAGTTACATCTTTCAACTATCAGGTGCTATTGGCCTTGCTCGTAATGGTATTAATACTAATGCACCTAACTCTGGCTTTGAGGCTTTACTGAAAAAGATTACTGACGAAGCTAAGTCAAAGCCTCTTGTAGACCAAGAGAAGGTTAGGTCTGAGATAGCATCCCTTCAGTTTATGTACGATGGTATTACAGGCAGACTAGCACAACGTGAAGAAGTTAGTAATAGAACACGTGACCTTGCTATTGGTTTCAGAGCGTACAGCTTTGCTGTTAATATGGGCATGTCAGGTATGTCAGCTATTATGGAACTAAGTAACGTACTCTTTGAGTATTCGTTTAAGACTGTTCTTAAGTCAGCCCCTGAGTATAACGCTCTTATGCGTAAGCTAGGTCAGGGTCAAGCTGATGATGAGTTGTTGTCAGAGATGATTGATGCTTTTGGACTAGGTGAAGAAGTAGCCTTAGGTAAGTGGCAGAACGTAACACGTTATGATATAGATGACATTGGTTCTACTATCTCACCTGAACGTGCTTGGCCTGACAAGAAGGGTTGGAGTACTAAAATATTACAGGGTACTCAGACACTACAGAAGAATGTAGCTTACTGGTCAGGGCTGACTGGTGTTACACAGACACTACGTAGAATGAGCATGAGACACTTTGTTAATGAGTGGGCTTTAGAGGGTATACCTTTTACACTTACTAAGAGACAACAGCTAGGTCTTTCAGAAGATATGGCTGGTAGAATACAAGCTATCATGCGTAGTAATATAGTAGAGAAGAACGCTAACGGTACAGTTAAGAAGTTAAACTTAGACCAGTGGGACAGTGAAGTACGAGATGCTTTTCAGGCCGCAGGTTTTAAGGACGCTAGACAGAACGTACAGGAAGCTAACATAGCATCTACAAACAAGTTTATGCGTACTGAGTTTGGTAAGACATTCTTTCAGTTTCTTAGCTTTACAATGTCCTCTATGGAACAGCAGACACAACGACTAGGTGTACGTGCTAGAAGAGGAGATGTAGGTGTAGCCAAGGTACTAACGTCAGCCGCCTTTATGGGTGGTTTAATGTATGCTACACGTATTCAATTAAATGCTATGGGACGTAGTGACGCTGACGAGTACATCAAAGAGAACATGTCCCCCGAAAGGTGGGCAGCAGGAGCATTAAATCAGATTGGTGCTGTATCCTTGTTTAGTTACATCTTACAGTTAAGCTCTGGTGCTATGAATGGTAATAGCTATGCTATCACCCCACCTGCTTTTTCTCTAGTTCAAGCTGGACTAAAATCAGGTAAGAATATATGGGATGGTGACATGACAGAATCTGAATATAGAACTCTGTTACGTGTTCTTCCTTTACAATCTTTGTATGGGGCAAGGCAAGTTATTAACGGTGTAGCTAACGAGTTTGCTAACTAGCCTAAAGTTACAACATTGACCAAATCAGAAGGATAAGCAATGGCTTTTTCATATCATAACTATACAGGGGATAACAGTACTACTACGTTCAACATCCCCTTTACATACACTGACACTAGCGAACTTAGTGTAACGGTAGACGGTGTGGCTGAGACTGGCCTTACTTTTCCTTCTACCTCTACAGTAACTCTGACCTCTGCACCTGCGTCTGGTACGCTAGTACAAGTCAGACGTACTACTAGTCTTACAGCACGTGCAGTAGACTTTGCCTCTGGCTCAGTACTGACAGAGGAAGACTTAGATGACTCTAACATTCAGGTCTTCCATGCGGCTCAAGAGGCTGTGGACACAGCAGGTGACGCTATCACCCTTGATGCTACTGACAGGTGGGATGCAGGTGGTAAGGTTATTAAGAACGTAGGTTCTCCTGTAGCTGACACTGACGCAGTTAATAAAGCTTTCATCTCTACTAACCTACCTAACATTACTACAGTGGCAGGTATTAACACAGAAGTAACAACAGTAGCAGGTATTGCTAGTGATGTCACAGCCGTAGTAGCTGACCAAGCAGACATTGGTACAGTGGCTACAGACATTGCTAACGTAAATGCAGTAGGTACTAACATTACAAGTGTAAACACTAACGCTACTAATATCACAGATATTCAGAACGCATCAGCTAACGCTACAACAGCTACAACACAGGCTGGTCTGGCCTCTGGTTTTGCTGATGAGGCTGAAGCATGGGCGCAGAAGATAGACGGTGAAGCACAGACGGGTGAGGGTTACTCATCTAAGGCTTGGGCAGTAGGTGATAACGGTGGAGTAAGTAACTCTGCTGGTGCTGGCAATGCTAAAGATTGGGCTACTGAGACAACCACTACTGTAGACACTAATGAATATTCAGCAAAAGAATATGCTATTGGCGCACAGCGTAGAGGACAGGCTGGTGGTGGTTCTGCAAAAGATTGGGCTACCTACGTCAATGGTGAAGACACCGTTGATGGTACTGGCAAGTCAGCTAGGTATTGGGCGCAAAAGGCACAGGACTCTAAAACAGAGTTTTCTAACATATATCATGGTGAATCTTCCACTGCCCCCACTGGCTCTGAGGTAGGTGCTGGCGACCTCTGGTTCGACTCAGGTAATAACGTCTTAAAATTCTATAACAACAATAATCAATGGGTAGCGATTGAGGCTGTAGATACATCCAGCTTTGCATCAACATCCTTTTCATTGGCTATGTCAATCGCCCTTTAGGAGTAACAAATGGCTAACACTAAATTTACAAGATACGCCATGTCTGGTGTAGGCACATCAGATGCGTCTGCCCCTAATGGTGTTGATTTCGATACTACAGATACCATTGTGGGTATCCATCTTGCTAACAGAGTAACCAATTCAATCCTCGTTGATGTTTATATAACAGACTACAACGATGACAACGATGATGACCCTTCAGACAATACTAAGTACTACCTTGTAAAGGGTGCGCCTATCGCCGCTGGCGGTGCGTTACAAGTCTTAGATGGTGGAGCAAAATTAGTCGTTAAAGACGGCGACCGTTTATGGGTCAAGTCAGATACTGCAAGTTCATTAGACGCATGGGTGTCTGTTGTTGATGACATCAGTGACCCTGTATAGAGGAGTAGACAATGGGATATGTAGGTAATCAAACTACAACTGCGTTTACTTCGATGACTAAGCAGGACATCACAGGAAACGGTGGACCAAACTATACACTGTCTCATGCTGTAGCCAATGCTAACGAGATTGAAGTATTCGTGAATAACGTCCGTCAGGAGCCTACAGTGGCTTATAGTGCCTCTGGTACTACACTGACGATGACAGGCAACGTAGCAAGCTCAGATGACTTCTATGTGGTGTATCAGGGCAAAGCGGTGGGTACTATCGTGCCGCCAGATGGTTCTGTGACTAATG